GATTTCAATAAGCACATTGAAATACAAAAGAACGGAAGGGCAGCGCACAAAAATGCGTCTGCCCTTTTCGTTCATCGTTTTGTTAGGAGTGGTTCGGCAGTGCCAGAACCTCTGCGTATAGTGGCACATGACGATATGCTTACAGACGTAGAGATTCAGCAGTTTGTAAGGCCACAGACGGAGAGGAAGCGACACCGCAAGCGTGGAAAACGTGGCGGTCGGCGCAATAAGCAAGGAGTAGGCACATGACTACAACCGCAGCACCCTTAGAGGAGCGCAGTGAGGTCACACTTCCGTGGGACTGTTTCATTAAAAGTGAATTAGTGGGGAGAAATCCGTACCTTGATGATGATGATGCAAAACTTGAATCTGCTTTTGCACATGAAAGGTTAAGCATTGAGCATTGGAAGGCAACGGAGTGGGCATTTATTGTAAAGGAATTAAAAGAGTTTTCTTTTGTAATTTCTGAAGATATAGAACCACACTGGGTTAGTCCTGCTCGTGCCGTTTTATGGCAACGTCAGACTACCAGGAAGCGTGAAGTTTCTGAAAAAGGCAAAGTAAAATTTGTTGATGAAACAACTGGCTGGAGTCCAACTAAAGGACAACCAATCGGTAATGCTTCCCAACTTGCCTAC